CTCGGATGTGGTGGAGGCTGGCTTTGGTCAGCGCCTCGCCAATACCTGGCGCGGCAAGACCTATCCGGATGGGAGCATCAGCCTCGACGCGGCATCATTCGTCTGGTCCAAGGCGCCAAAGATCGTCGATGCATTCGACCGTGGCGTCACGATCCGCTCGAAAAGCGGATTCTGGCTCGCGATCCCGACGCCTGCCGCCGGTGTTAAAGGCCTGAGCGCGACCGGTGGGATGAAGCGCATCACGCCGGGCGGTTGGGAGCGGCGCACCGGAATGCGACTGCGCTTCGTCTACCGGCGCGGACAGCCCTCGCTCTTGGTCGCCGACCATGCGCGATTGAGCAAGAAGGGGCTTGCCCGGCCGAACATCGGCCGCACGAGGGCCGGCGCGCCCTTCACCCGGCTCTCCGGTCGCGTGACGGTGGTCGTCTTTTTCCTGGTGCCACAGGTTTCGCTTACGAAACGCTTCGATATCGCGGGGACGGCGAGGCGCTGGGCCAACCGCGTGCCGAGCGCCATCGCGCAGCACTGGAGATAACCGTGCAGCATAGGCAGATCGCCGTTCTCATGACCGTTCTGTCGTTCGCCTTCATCGCATCCGTGCTTGTCGGAATCGTGCCGTGAGCAGCAAGCGTGAACAGGTGATCGATGCCGTGAAGGCATTGCTCGCATCGGCGCTGCCGGACGCCGACGTCAAACGCAATCTGGCGAAGCCCGAGCGAATCCCGCCGGGCGGCCTCGTGATCATCCGCGATGGCGAGCCGGGCGATCCCGAGGTGATGCTGTCGCCGCTCACTTATGTCTACACTCATCGCATCCCAATAGAGATCGCCGTCTACGAGACGGCGTCGGAACCGCGTGAAACGGTACTCGATGCCTTGCTCGGCATGATCGGCACTGCGGTCGCGGCGGATCGCACGCTCGGTGGTCTCTGCGATTTCCTTGAGGCCGAGGCGCCCTCGACGGACGATATCGAGACCACTGGCGCGGTTGCCGGTCGTTGGGCCGATATCGCGATCCTCGCCGTCTACGGCACGACCGATCCCCTGAACTGAACTCCTGAAACTTCGGAGGTTTTCATGGCACGCGCACGCGGCGCCAATGCCGTCATGGCTGCGGCGTTTGAATCCGCTTACGGCACCGCACCGGTGTCGGGCTACAAGAAGCTGCCCTTCGTGTCGTCCGCGCTTGGCGACGAGCAGGGTCTCATTGAGAGCGACCTTCTTGGTTTCGGCCGTGAGCCGCAGCCGCCGAGCCGGGACGTGGTCAACAACGATGGCGACGTCGTCGTCCCGGTCGATCTGCGCAATTTCGGAGTGTGGCTCAAGCTCCTGATGGGGGCGCCGACCACCACCGAAGACACTGGAGTCTTCACACACACGTTCGTCTCCGGCGCACTGACGCTGCCGTCATTGGCAGTCGAAGTGGGTATGCCGGACGTGCCGAGCTACGGCATGAACGTGGGCGTTCGCGCCAACATGCTCAAGATCGGCCTGCAGCGATCGGGCCTTCTCAATGCCACCATGAGCCTGATCGCACAGGGCGAGACGCGGGCTACGTCCTCCGCGGCCGGCTCGCCGACTATGCTCGCGATCGAGCGCTTTTCGCAGTTCATGGGAGAGATCAGGCGCAATGGCTCTGCCATCGGCCAGATCGTCTCGGCGGAGGTCAACTACTCGAACAATCTCGACAAGGTCGAAGTGATCCGGCCCGACGGCCGGATCGAGGACGCCGATCCGGCGATGGTGGCCGTCACAGGCTCGGTCAATGTGCGTTTCGCCGATACGACACTGCTCGACCAGGCTGTATCCGGCGACGACTGCGAGCTCTCGTTCGGCTGGACCATCGATGCCGACAAATCGCTGTTGATCACAGTGCACAGTGTCTTCCTGCCGAGGCCGAAGCTGCCGATCTCGGGGCCTGCCGGCGTTCAGGCCGCGTTCTCGTGGCAGGCGGCCAAGGACGCGGCCGTCGGCAAGACCTGCACAGTGGAACTGATCAACGACGTTTCCACCTACTGATCCACTCAAGAGGGTTCCATGCTCAAACTCGCCATCGACCGCGAGCCGTCCTGGCTCGACTTGGCTCCCGGTGTCCGCGCGCAATTCCGCCCGATCTCTGTCGCCGCGATTCTACTCGCACGCACGGTTGCGGCCGAGCGGCTGCGCGCGGGCGGTGACGACGCGGCCGTCCTGGCCGGAGTCGCCTTCACACGCTCGCTCGCTCATTCGGGCATCGCCGCATGGGAGGGGATCGGCGATGCGGAAGGCAAGCCGGTCGAACCGACGCCCGACAACATCGATGCGCTGCTCGAACATTGGCGCATATTCGATGCGATCGACCGGCTCTATGTCGGTCCGGCCTTGATCCAGGACGTAGAAAAAAACGCCTGATCGCTCTCGCCGAATGGCACTTCGGCGGGGGCGAGGGCTATTGCGCCGCGTGCCCCGAGCCCTGCGCCGCCTGTCCCTACCGTGAGCATGCACCGACGACGCCCGACGGCATTGCCGCGTGGGGAGTTCTGCGGCGCGCGGCCGGGCAGGTGCGTGCCGTCATGGGTAGCGTCTATGCACTCGACTTCGCGGCAGTTCTGCTGCTCGCCGACGCCATGGGTGCCCTGAACACGCTCCTGGTCGAACTCCTCCCCGAAATCGAGCCGATCATCGTCCGCGCCTATCGCCGGGACAGCGACTGAATGAGCACGATACGAATGTGAGCGTCAGCGAACGATGACTGCAACAAACGTCTCGATCCGCCTCGGCGTGGAGGGCAAGGCGGAGGTCAAGCGCGCCTTCGACGAGGTCGGCAAGGCCGGACAGGACGCTTTTCGCGGCGTAGGCTCCGCGATGGATGCGGCTGGCGCCGCAACCGATCGGGAAACGCAACGTCTTCAGCGCCTCGCCCAGGCAGCCAAGCAGGCCGCCGCCGCGGATCAGGCGCAGCGCAGCTTCAATACCGCTCTCGGCGTCAGGGCTTCCCCGAAGTCGGCGCGCGAATCGGCGCAAGTCTTTGAGGAGACGGCCAAGGCTGCGGACGATCTCGCGGCGCGCACGGCTGCCCTGCGTGCGGAAATCGACCCGCTGGGTGAAGCCCAGCGGCGCATGAATGCGGAGATCGCCGAAGCCGATGCGCTATTCAAGGCCGGCGCCATCACCCAGATCGAGCATGGCGACGCGGTCGCGCTGGCCAAGGATCGCTTCGATCTTGCGGCGGGCGCGCTTTCCGAACTCGGGCAGAAATCGAATCTCACCGGCAGCCAGATCCGGGCTCTGATCTCGACCTTCCGGCTTGCCTCCAATGCTGCGACGACAGGCGAGGTACCGCTCGCCAAGCTGACGATCCAGGCACTCAAGCTCGGCAAAGCGTTCGGCGCAGATTCCGGTGGCCTTACCGGCATCGTCGGGGGCGTGGGCCGCGCGCTCTTCTCGGTCATCACGCCGGCCGTTGCCGCGACCGGCGCCGTACTCGCCGTCGGCGGGGCCGCCGTCTTTGCTTATGACCGCTGGTCGAGGGCGCAGCTTGAACTCGAAGTCGCTGCCGCCGGGCTTGGCCGCACGACCGGCGCGACCGCCGATCAGCTCGATCGGATTGCCCGCAGCACGGCCGCAGCCGGTGGCGTGTCGGTCGCAGTCGCACGCGAGATGGAGCTCGCGTTCCTTAAGACCGGCAAGATCGGCACCGAGCACTACGAAGGGCTGATCAAGGTCGCCAAGAACTATGCCGCAACCACCGGCTCGGACGTCAAGACCGCGACCAAGGAACTTGCCGAAGCCTTCACCGATCCGGTCAAGGGCGCCGACGACCTCAATCAGAAGCTAAGATTCCTTGACGACCAGACGCGGCAGTATATCCGCGCGCTCGCCGACCAGAACGACCGCACCGGCGCGCAACGGGTTCTGCTCGATGCCCTGAAGGCAAGCGTCATTGATGCTGCCGAAGCGACCACGGCGTTGGGACGCGCCTGGGACTTCGTCGCCCGCATGGCGTCGAACGCCTACGACGCGCTCGGCCGCGCGGTCTCGCGTGTCATCGACGGCGCGCCGATCGAGCAACGGCTGAAGGAGCTTCAGCAGGAACGCGCGCGCCTGCAGGCGCTGATCGAGAATCCGCCTACGCGCTTTGCCGCCCAGGCGCGCGGATTTAACACGCGGCAGCTCGCCGAGATCGAAGCCGAAATCGCCCGGATCGAGGCCAGGCTCGATGTCATTGCGGTACGAGCCAAGGAAGCGAAGGCAAACGAGCAGTCGGTCCGCGCCGGCAATCTCGCGCGCGAGCTGACGCCCGGTTTTGACGAGTTCCAGACGCTGAAGGCGCGGCAAGCGCAGCTGCGGGCCGCTCTCGACGACCCGCTGATCCGCCAGAAGGTCGCGGACCTCAAGCAGGTCGAGGCTGCCTACGACGGCGTCGCCCGCGCCGTGCGTACCTGGCTCGACCCGGCCGAGAAGGCGCGCCGTCTCGATGAACTGGAAATCCAGGCGCTGGCGGCGAAGACACCGGCACAGCGCGCGGCCATAGCCGAGGAGCGGCGACGGATTGAGTTGACCGGGCAGGCGATTCCGGTCGCGCTGGCCGAGGCGGAGATTACGCGGGCCGGCGCCAAGGCGCGTGCCGAGGCAACGCAGGCGCTGATCGACCAGGCGCGCGTTCTCGACGTCAACACCAAGGCAACGCTTGGCCTTGCCGAGGCCTGGCTGAAGGGCGCGGCGGCCGCCCAGCAGGCCGAGGTCCGCCGCAAGGCGCTGACCGAGGCGGTACAGAACGGCGTCGATGTCGATAGCCGGGCGCGCGATCTGTTGCGCGAGCAGATTGCCGAACAGGTGGCCCAGTCGGCTAAATCCGTCAACGATCTGACCGCGGAAGCCGCCGCTCAGCGGCGGCTCAATGACGCGGTCTTTGCCGGCCGGCTCTCGACCGAGCAGGCGCAGCGGCAGATGCAGGTCGAACAGGCGCTTCGGCCGCTGATCATCGCGCAATCGCTCGCCGAGGGCGATGCGAAAGCCACACTCGGCCGAGTCATCGATGCGCTGCGCGGCGCCTATGCCCGGCTCCATGGCGAGCAAGCGCGCGCCGCGGCACTGCAGACGCTGGAGAACCAGCGCAACCAGGTCGAGCTGCTGCAGAAGCAGATCGACCTCGCGGGCATTGGCGAATCGCAGCGCGCCGTCATCATCGCCCAGCTGCAGGCCGAGCAGCAACTCCGCCAGAAGGGCATCGACCTCGCCAGCGCCGAAGGCCAGGCGATCCTCGCCAATGCGGCCTACATCGAGCGCCTCAATCAGTCGCTCGCCCGCTCGCAGGGCGCCATGCAGTCCCTGCAGAGCATGACCGACACGACCTTCAACCACTTCGCGGACCTGATCGCGCAGGGCAAGCTCGATTGGAAGTCCTGGGCCGATGCGGGACGCGCGGCGCTCGCCGACATCGAGAAGGAAATCCTCAAGCTCGCGGTGCTCAATCCGCTCAAGAACTTCCTGTTCGGTACCAATCTCACTACGCTCGGCGATGTCGGGGGGTTGCTCGGTGGGATATTGAAGGGGTTCAAATTCCACGAGGGCGGCGTTGTGGGGTTGGACGGAAGGACAGCGGTTGTTCCGGCCGCCGTGTTCCGCGGCGCACCACGCTTCCACGACGGCGTGTTCCTGTCGCCGGATGAAGTGCCGGCAATCCTGCAGCGCGGGGAGCGGGTGCTCAGCCGCGACGAGGCGCGAACCTACGGCGCGCGTGGCGCAATGCCGGTCGCGCCCGTCGTCAACGTGACGATCCAGACCCCGAGCCCGGCCGCGTTCCAAACGAGCCGCACCCAGGTCGCCGCCGACCTCGCGCGCGCGGTGCGGATGGGGATGCGCGGAAACTGAACGCATGCCACAGCCGTTTCGCGACATCTCGTTCCCGCCCTATGTGGCGCGCGGTGCGACCGGCGGACCGTCATTCTCGACCAACGTCGTGACACTCGCCTCCGGCGCCGAAGAGCGCAACGTCCTGTGGGCCAACGCGCGCGGCAAATGGAACATCTCGACCGGCATCCGCACCCGCGAGCAGATGCTCGACGTGATCGCGTTCTTTCATGTCGTGAAGGGCCGGGCCTATTCGTTCCGGCTCAAGGACTGGAACGATTACGACGCCGCCGACCAGCTCATGGTCGAGATCACGCCGACCGTCTGGCAACTGGTCAAGCGTTACGACATCGGCGGATTCCAGCATGTCCGCACCATCACCAAGCCGGTGGTCGGCACGGTCACCGTCAAGATTGGCGGATCGCCGGTCACGCCGGCCGGCATCGATTATCTGACCGGCCAGGTCACCTTCGCCTCCGCCCCAGGCTCGAACCCGACTGCGACTTTTGAGTTCGATGTGCCGGTGCGGTTCGACACCGACCACCTGCCGGTGCAGGCGAACGCCTTCGACCAGCAGGTCGTCTCGCAGATCGACCTCGTCGAGGTCCGCGAATAGGGGCCAAACTCAAGCATGCGCGACCTGTCTGTTTCGATGCGAGACAAACTCGCAAGCGGGCTCACCACATTTTGCCATTGCTGGCTGCTGCAGCGGACCGATGGCGTGAAGATCGGATTCACCGACCACGATGAGGACCTGACGTTCGACGGTGTGACTTACGAGCGGCTTGCCGGCATGACGGCGTCGGCCGTCACGCAGACGCTCGCGCTCAACGTCGACACGATGGATATCGCCGGCGCGCTGCAGAGCGACCATCTCAACGAATCGGATTTGGCCGCGGGCCTCTACGATAATGCGTCGTTGACGCTGTTCCTGGTCGACTGGGCCGATGTGAATGACCGCGACATCGTATTCGCGGGCTCGGTCGGGGAGATTTCGCGGGGGCTCAATGCGTTCACGACCGAGATGCGGGGCCTCTCGCATGCGCTCAATCAGGAGCGCGGGCGACTTTATCAGCGCTCGTGCGATGCCGACCTCGGCGACAGCCGATGCACGGTCGACCTCAACTCGCCGACCTACAAGGGCAGCGGCACGGTCGACGGCGTTGCCACTAATCACACGTTCTCGGCAAGCGGGCTTGCCGGCTACCAGGATGGCTGGTTCACCGGCGGCAAGGTGACGTGGCTGACCGGCGCCAATGCGGGCGCGGTCATGGAGATCAAATTCCACGTCAACAACGGCGCCGAGGTCTCGTTCGAGCTCTGGGAGACCATGCCGTTCGACATCGTGGTTGGCGATACGTTCAGCGTGACGGCGGGCTGCGACAAAAGCCTCGCCACTTGCCGCGACCGCTTCAACAACGTGCCGAATTTCCGCGGCTTCCCCTACATCCCCGGAAACGACGCCGTGACGAGCTATGCCAACACCGGAGACGCCAACGATGGCGGATCGAAAGTCGGCGGCCAAGGTTAGCCGCGCCGAGATCGTGGCGGAGGCGCGCTCCTGGATCGGCACGCCCTATAGGCACCAGGCCTCGCTCAAGGGCGCCGGCGCCGACTGCCTCGGGCTCATTCGCGGCGTCTATCGCGTCTTCTACGGCCCTGAGAAGCAGCCGATCACGCCCTATTCGCCCAACTGGGCCGAGGAGACCGGGCAGGAAACCCTGCGCGATGCCGCGCGCCGGCACCTGGTCGAGATCGACGCGGCGCCGTTCCGCGATGGTGAGCCGCTGCGCGATGGCGACGTGATCCTGATCCGCGTCCGGGACCGCGGGCCCGCCAAGCACGCCGCCATCGCCTCGGGTCCCGACACGATCATTCATGCCTATGACCGCCACGCGGTGGCCGAGAACGCGCTGCCGGCGGCCTGGCGCCGCCGGATTGCTTATGCGTTCCAATTTCCGGGCGTGACGGACTGACCGATGGCTCAGCTTGTGCTGTCGATCGCCGGCTATGCGGTCGGCGGGCCGATCGGCGCGCTGGTCGGCGCCTTTGCCGGCGGCTTTATCGACCAGAAGCTGTTTGCGCCGGGACCGATCCAGAACCAGGAGGAGGGTCCGCGACTCACCAGCCTGTTTGTCACCTCGTCAAGCGAGGGCGCGGCGGTCCTTCGCGTCTATGGCCGCATGCGGGTGAGCCCGCAGATGATCTGGGCCACCAACTTCCGCGAGGTCGTGACCACGACCACGCAGACGCAGGGCGGCGGCGGCAAAGGCGGCGGCGGTGGCGGGCAGACCGTCACCACGACCACCACGACCTACACTTATTATGTCTCGTTTGCGCTCGGACTGTGCGAGGGGCCGATTGTCGACATCGGCGGGGTCTGGGCTGACGGCAAGCCGCTCGACATGTCGCAGTTCACCTGGCGGCTCTACAAGGGCGACGAGACCCAAGGCGCCGACCCGAAGATCGAGGCGGTCGAGGGCTCAGGCAACGTGCCGGGTTTCCGCGGCCTTGCCTACCTCGTGTTCGAGGAGATGCCGGTCGAGAAATTCGGCAACCGCATTCCGCAGATCACGGTCGAGGTGATCCGCCGGCCCAGCGCCACCGGCCTTCGCCTCGAGGATGTCCTCACCGGCGTCACGCTGATCCCGAGCCTGGGCGAGTTCGCCTATGCCACCGACACGGTCTATCGCGACGATGGCTTCGGGCACACGATCGCAGAGAACCGGCACGGCAGCATCGGCAAGGCCGACTTCCTAGTCGCGCTTGATCAGCTGCAATCCAGCGCCCCGAATATCGATACCGTCTCGCTTGTCGTCGCCTGGCACGGCACCGATCTGCGCTGCGGCAACTGCGAGATCAAGCCGAAGATCGAGTTCGCCGCCAAGGCCAATACGCCGTGGAGCTGGCAGGTCTCCGGAGTTACCCGCGCCAGCGCCGAAGAGGTCTCCTCCGACAGCTTCGGCCCGCTGCTCGGCGGCGCGCCGGCCGACCGCTCGATTGTCCAAGCCATCACGGAGCTGAAGGCGCGCGGCTTCCGTGTCGTGCTCTACCCGTTCGTGATGATGGACATTCCGGCCGGCAACAGCCTGCCGAACCCGTACAGCGACAACGCCGCGACCAACGGCCAGCCGTCGTTTCCTTGGCGCGGCCGCATCACCTGCTCGCCGGCGCCAGGCTACGCCGGCACGGTCGACAAGACCGCGACGGCCGCGACGCAGGTGGATGCATTCTTTGGTAGTGCGGCTCCGTCCGACTTCGGGGCGTGGAATGGCGACACGATTCCCTACAGCGGGCCGGCCGAATGGTCGTACCGACGTTTTATCCTGCATTACGCCAAGCTCGCAGTCGCGGCAGGCGGGGTCGATGCCTTCCTGATCGGCTCGGAAATGGTCGCGCTCAATGCGATGCGGTCGAGCGCGTCAAGTTTCCCGGCAGTTTCGCACATGGTCGCGCTCGCGGCCGACGTGAAAGCGATTGTCGGCGCGGGCTGCAAGGTCGGCTACGCCGCCGATTGGAGCGAATACGCGAACTTCCGGCCAAGCGACGGCTCGAACGACGTCTACTTCCATCTCGACCCGCTGTGGGCGAGTGCAAACATCGATTTTGTCGGTGTCGACAACTACATGCCCCTGTCCGACTGGCGCTCGGGGCGGCTGCATCTCGACGCCGAGGCAGGCGCGCCGTCGGTCTACGACCAGGGCTATCTGCAAAGTAACATTGAGGGCGGCGAGCTCTTCGACTGGTTCTATGCATCAAGTAATGACCGCAAGACTCAAACCCGAACAAATGTCACCGACGGCGCCTACGGCAAGCCCTGGGTCTTTCGCTACAAGGACTTTCACAGCTGGTGGGCAAACCAGCACTACGACCGGCCGGGCGGCATCGAGAGCGGCACGCCGACCGCCTGGGTGCCGCAGTCAAAGCCGATCTGGTTCACCGAGTTCGGCTGCCCCGCGATCGACAAGGGCAGCAACCAGCCCAACGTCTTCTATGACCCGAAATCGTCGGAGAGCTTCTATCCCTACTTCTCGACCGGGCGCCGCGACGACCTGATCCAGCGCGCGTTCCTCGAAGCGCACCTGACCTATTGGGAGCCGGCGAACGGCCACAATCCCACGTCCGTGGTCTACGGCGCGCCGATGATCGATCGGGCCTCGCTCTGGGCCTGGACCTGGGACGCGCGGCCCTATCCGCAGTACCCGAACAGCTCGCTGGTCTGGCGCGACGGACCGAACTGGCGCCGTGGCCATTGGCTCACCGGCCGGCTGGGTTTGGTCACGCTCGCCGATGTGGTGGCGGAGATCTGCGCCGGGCTTGGCGTCTCGATCGACGTGTCCGGCATCAACGGAATCGTCCGCGGCTATCTCATCGACAAGGTCATGAGCCCGCGCTCGGCGCTCGGGCCGCTGATGCAGCTCTATTTCTTCGATGCCTGCGAGTCGAGCGGCCTGATCAAGTTCGTGCAGCGCGGCGGCTCGGCGGTCGAGACGTTTGTGCTTGATCAGCTGATCGACACCGGCAGCGACAGCAAGGGTCTCTACAGCCTAACCCGGGCGCAGGAGACAGAGCTGCCGCGGACCGTACACCTGCAGTTCCTCGATCCCGACAACGACTTCCAGGCGGCTGACGTTTATGCGCGGCGGCTGCGCGGATCGAGCGAAAAGACCATCGAACTGCAGCCCGCGATCGTGTTCGACTTTGCCGAAGCGCAGGGCATTGTCGATGCGCTCCTGGTCGATGCCTGGGTGATGCGCGAGCGCGCCGAGCTGACGCTACCGCCGTCGGCCTTTGCGATCGAGCCGACCGATGTCGTCTATCTCGACCTCAATGGCCGCATCTTCGAGATGCGCGCCGACTCGGTCGGCTTCGAATATAGCCGGCCGGCCAAGCTGGTCCGGACCGACGAAGCGACCTATGGCACCTCGGATGGTCCACCGCCCACGCGGCAGCCCAAGCCCGTCACCGAGCCCGGGCCGGCGCTCCTTGAGATCATGGACCTGCCAATTCTGACCCCGACCGAGGTACCGGGCGTGCCGCGGCTTGCCGCCTATGCCGAGCCATGGGCGCGCGTGAACGTGTTCCGCTCGCCCGCGACCAGCGGCTACCTGCTCGATCAACTCGTCGTCAACCGCTCGACCATCGGCAGGACGTTGTTCGATTTCTATTCCGGGCCGCTCTGGAACTGGGACATGGCGAACAGCCTCACTGTCCAGATTCCATCGAGCCAGGGTCTGTCCTCGCTTGACGACCTGTTCGTGCTCGCCGGCGGCAACACCTGCGCGGTCCGCAACGCCGACGGCCAGTGGGAGATCCTGCAGTTTGCGACCGCCGAGCTAATAGCACCGGATCAATACAAGCTCACGCGGCTGCTGCGCGGCCAGCTCGGCAGCGAGTACGCCATGCGCGATCCGGTCGCCGCCGGCGCGTCGTTCGTCCTGCTCGATACCACCGTCATGCAGTCGTCGATCGCCGTGACTGAGCGGCATAACCCCTGGAATTGGAAATGGGGACCGTCCACCAAGACCATCGATGATCCGACCTACCAGGTCACCTCGTTCACGTTCGACGGAGTCGGACTACGTCCGTACAGCCCCGTCCAGCTTGCCGGCACCCGTAACCCAAGCACGTTCGACTGGACGCTCAGTTGGATACGCCGCACCCGCATCGACGGCGACAATTGGGAGGCGCCCGACGTGCCGCTCGGCGAGGAAGTCGAGCTCTACGACGTGGACATCCTCGACATCAGCACCAGCGCGGTGCTGCGCACCAGTCGCGTCAGCCTACCAAGCTTCGTCTACACCTCGGCCACGCAGGTCGCCGACTTCGGCAGCAACCAAGCGCAGGTGAAGTTCTCCGTCTACCAGGTCAGCCTCGCCTATGGGCGCGGCACCGGCGCCACCAGAATGGTTCCATAAATGACCGACACGCCACATCTCGGCATGCCGCTGATTGCGGCAAGCCAATCGCAGAAGCACGTCACCCACAACCAGGCGATCGTGATCCTCGATGCGATCGTCATGCTGTCGGTGATCGACTCGACGCATACGGCGCCGCCCGGATCGCCGACCGAAGGCGACCGCTACAAGGTCGCCGCCGCCGCGACCGGCGCCTGGGCGACGTGGGACCTCAATATTACGCTCTACACCAATGGCCAGTGGGTCAAGATCGTCCCGAAAAAGGGCTGGACCTGCTTCGATGAGGCGACCGGGGCACTGACGGTCTGGACGGGGTCGGGATGGACAGACTTGGCTGCCGCTGGCGGCTACCTGACCATTACGGCGGCCGGCAATGGTACGTTGACCAAGCTCGGCATTCTGACGGCCGCCGACAACACCAACCGGCTTGCGGTGAAGTCGAACGCCGCGCTGTTCAGCCACGACGACGTGACGCCCGGCACCGGCGACATGCGAATCGTGCTCAACAAGAGCGCCGCCGGCAAGGACGCGGCATTCAACTTCCAGGACGCGTTCAGCACGCGGGCGCTGTTCGGGCTGCTTGGCGACGACAACTTCACCATCAAGGTTTCGGCCGACGGCTCCGCCTTCAAGACTTCGATCGTCATCGACAAGAGCAACGGTCACATCGGCATCAACGGCTCGCCCGACTCGAATAACTGGCTCGCGGTCAACGCCGACGGCATCCTGTTCAACAAGGACGCCTCGGGCGATATGCGCATCACCATCAACAAGAGCACGGCCGGGAAGGACGCGGGCTTCACGCTCCAGGACAACTTCAGCACCCGGGCGCTGTTCGGGCTGCTCGGGGATGACAATTTCACCGTCAAGGTCACGCCGGACGCCTCGACCTTCTACACGGCGCTGACGATAGACAAGAGCAGCGGCAAGATCGACCACACGCAAGGTGCCAAGTTCTCGGCCTACGTGAACTTCGACGACTATCACGCGGCCGGCGCGTGGGCGAAGATCGGCTTCAACAACGCCAACCACAACGACCAGAACGCCTTCAGCGCGGCGAACAGCAACTTCGTGGCACCGGTCGCGGGCTATTACCTGTTCGGTGCGCACTTCGTGTTCAAGAAGAACGCGACGCTGCCGACCGAGGTCGATCTCGCCTTCTACCTCAACGGCTCAATCATCACGCAGTCCGAGGTCCTGACCAAGACCGTCGTCGACCTCGGCACGTTCCTGCATACGACCGCGGTCCTCAAGCTCAGCGCCGGCGACACGGTGGACGCCCGCATCCAGTTCATCACTAACGATGGATATGTCGCCGCCAACACCAACAACTTCTGCGGCGCCAGGATAGCCTGAATGAGGGAGAGGTCATGACTGAGCAGATCGTGCTGCCGACCAGCGTCCGCGGCTACGTCCGCGAACTGCAAGCGCAGATCCAGGTGCTGTCAGAGCGCGCCGCGAACCTCGCCGCCAATTTGGCCGCGGCAAACGAGCAGAACGAGCTGCATCTTGCGCGCATCGACGCGCTCCAGAACGAGCTCGCGAAGGCCAAGGAGCCGCGCGACGCCAAGCCGGATGTGCCGCCGGGCTGATCCGGTCTTCCCGTTTCCGATCCTCAACCCAGGCCGCCTCCGGGCGGCTTTTTTCATCTGGAGAACCGACATGGCGGCTTCGACCTACGACGAGGCACTGCGGCGCCTCCTCGCCCACGAGGGCGGCTACACCAACCATCCGTCCGACCCCGGCGGGCCGACGAATTTCGGCATCACGATCTATGACTACCGCAAATACCTGAAGCCCAACGCCACGGCTGCCGACGTCCGCGCCATGACGGTCGGCGAGGCCAAGGCGATCTACCGCAAGCGCTACTGGGATGCGCAGCGCTGCGACGAACTGCCGGCCGGTGTCGATTACTCGCTGTTCGATTATGGGGTGAATTCCGGGATTGGCCGCAGCGGCAAGGTGCTGCGCCGGTTCGTCGGTCTCCCCGACACCACGCATGTGGTCACCGACGAGGTGCTGCGCGCCGTCGCCAAGCGCGATCCGAACGCGCTGGTCATCGCCATCAATGACGAGCGCCTGGCCTTCCTCAAGCGCCTCAAGACCTGGCCGGTGTTCGGCAAGGGCTGGGGCGCGCGCGTCGCTGCCGTCAAGTCCGTAAGCCTGCGCATGGCCGCACCACAGGCGCTGGCGCCCTCGATCATGCCCGATGCTGCACCTGTTCCCGGCAAGGGTGTCGTGCCGGCACCGGCAGCCGCAAAGAAAGTGATCGTCGGTGCCGGTACCGCCGCTCCGGTCGCTGCTGGAGGCAGCTTCCGGGACTGGATCGCCGCCCATCCTGTCGAGACCGCAGCGCTCGGCTGCGGCGTCGTCCTGATCGTCGGCGGCTCCGTCTACGCGCTCAACCGCTGGCACCAGCGCCGCCAGGAAGCCGCCATCCCCGAAACGCCCGTCGTCCCCGCACTCGCCACCGCCTGAACACAGGAGAGTTACCCATGCTTCTGCTCATCTCGATCGCCGCAACCCTCGTTGCGGTCTACTGGTTCTGGATTCGCCCGATCCTGAAATCTCGCCCGGCATTCCGCGAGCTCTACCAGGAAGAGGAGAATTTCCTCGAAGCCCTACGCGTGAAGTTTGCCGGCATCAAGCAGAAGCTCTCGTCCGCGGTCGTGATCGCCGCAAGCGCGGTCGTAAGCGGCTACGACTTCTTCGCGCCCATCGTGAGCGGCGTCGATGTGAGCTCGATCGCCGCGCAGGTGCCCTCCTGGGCCTGGCCGCTGATCCTGATCGCTGTGACGGCCGTCATGAAATATTTCCGCGACCTTGCCGATAGGCGGCACGAAATCGAGCTCGGCAATGGGTCACCGGCGCCGCAGGAGAAGTGAGCCATGTGGACCTGGCTTGCGAGCCTTATCGGTGGGCCCGTCGTTTCCGGTCTGATCAATGGCTACAAGGCCAAGCTCGACGCTGCAAACACGCAGGACCGCATCGCGGCCGATCTCGCCGCCAAAGAAATCGAGGCGGAGATCGAAACGAGAAAGCAAGCCTCCACCATCATCATCGCCGAGCAGGGGCGATGGTACACCGCGATCATCCGGCCGCTGCTCGCGTTTCCGATCATCATCTATTTCTGGAAGGTGATCGTCTGGGACAAGGTGCTCGGTCTCGGCACCACCGACCCGATCACGGGCATGATCGCCGATTGGACCGGTATGATCCTGGCTGCCTATGTCGGCGGTCGGTCGATCGAGAAGGTCGCGCGGATCCTGCGCCGGTAGCGCGGCCGTTTCCCCCAACGGACGTAATCGATGCCGAACAGACTGGACGAGATCAGCCGAGTCATCGGCAACATCGAAGCCGAGGTGCGGAATCTGTCTGCATCCGTGGCGGACGTGCGGCGCTCCTCCGAGGAACAGCATCGCGAGAATCGTCTGAAGCTTGAAAGCATCAGCGAACGCGTGGAAAAGATCGAAGTCGACATGAAGCCGCTTGGAAAAACGGTCGCGACCATGGAGCCGATCGTTGCGGGCTACGCTGTGACGCGGTGGAAGATCGCCGGCGCGTTTGCGCTCGGCACGAGCATTATCACTGCGCTTGGCTGGGTCGTTTCACTATTCGCAGGCAAGATCGTTGCCTGGGTCGTGTCGCTGTTTCGATGAACCACTCTACAGCTTCACAGTTCTCGCGCCACTCAACGACATGATCGGGGCTGCAAGCGCGAAGGGCGGCCCGTCCATAGCGGCCAGTCGCATTTCTGGGCCCAGTATGCCTCCTGATTGCTTCTACTCCCACGCCAACGGCCGCCTCCGCGCGGCTTTTAGGGGGCGAATGGCGAACCCAGAATGTACGCGTATCACGCCGGACGTCAGCGGCTGACGTCGCACGATGTTCCTGGACCGGAAGATGACGATCTGCCGGAGGAGCCACTAGGGCAAACAGCGTTGCGATGATCCGTCTGCGGATTGTCCGACTGCAGCATCTTCGATTTCGGCATTAACTCCGGGATCGGTCGCAGTGGTAAGATGCCGTTCCGTGTCGACGTTGTCGGTGGCGCTTAAGGCCGATCGTAGAAGCTCATGCGCTCGTGTTACTCGCTTTTGTGCTTGTGTCAGCGCCAGCGATGTACGCCACAGCTCAGAAACACTTTCATCCCAGGCGCGAAGAGCTGCATCAAGCGTCGATTGGGCCGCTTCCAACTCGGCCTTCGCCTGATCGATCATCGCTTGGCTCATTCAATGCTCCTTTTGTGACTTGCGTATAGCCACTACGCCATCCGCTGAGGGCACGCCGGATGCCTTTCTCCCAGGAATCGCCGGCGAGGCGACAAGTCCTTTTCGAGGCCGTCGCGGCCATACCGCGCGAATCCGCCAAATTAATTGCGTTCATTAGGTTCGATATCCCGCTAAGTCGTCCATTCATCTCCTGTTGTTGTATTCCCCCGCAGGTTTGTTGTTTCCTTTCCTGGGCAGATTGATCTTGTCGCCTCCGGCACTTTAGCCGCCGGCTCTGCTGACCTCACCTCGCATGAAGGATGGAAAGTTGAATCGTTCCGCGGCTTTCCAGAACCTCAACCGATACATCGCCGCGGTGGCGCCGGACCTTGACATCAAGGCTTGCCTCTCCCAGCTGCAACTTTCGCAGTACGACTGTGTCGAGAAACGATGGTAGATGCGGATTTCTCATACGGATCTCACCAGCCGTCGGGTCAAATTCCAAACCGAGCGAAGCCGCAAGCAATGCAAACGGGGTCGCGCTCGCCCAAGCCTGAGGAGAGCAGGCGACCGGATACAATGTAGGCCCGCGACCTCGCACGCGTTGCAATCCGCAAAACAGCTCAGGAAGCCGTCGAAATTCCATGTAGCTTGCCGCTTGGAACAAAGCGGTGAATAGGCGCTCCACAGCCATTTTTTGATTATAGCGGGCGAGGCCGAGTGCAATGAGGCTGTTGTCGTGCGGCCAAATGGAGCCGTTATGATAGGACATCGGATTGTACCGCGGTTGCCCCGACGCAACGGTACGAATGCCCCAGCCCGAGAAGAACTGTGGTCCTAACAGGGCCTTTGCCACTTGTGCGGCGCGTTCCGCGGAAGCAATTCCGCTCAACAAGACCTGGCCCGCATTTGACGTGCGGACGCGACACGGCTTTTTTTCGCCGTCGAGTGCGAGCGCATAGGTCTGAAGATCGGGGCACCAATAGGCTGCCTCGAAACGCTCGGCCAGACGCGTTGCGTCCAACTCCAGCCTGTTGGCGTCGGCTGCTCGCCCTGTCCGTCGCATATAGCGCGCGATTGTACGCTTGGCCGCAAACACATAGCCTTGGACCTCACTCAACGCGATTGGGCCTTCCGGGAGACTGCCGTCTGCATGAAAGATCGCATCTGGGGAATCTTTCCACCCTTGATTCAACAATCCGCGCGGTCCCGCGCGCTCATATTCCACAAATCCGTCCTGATCTGGGTCGCTATACCGGTCGATCCATTGCAGTGCGGACTCGATTGAAGGCCAGAGTTGCGCCAGCGTTTCCGCATCGCCCGTGCGTTCAAAATAAAGACCGGCGAGCAGAACGAAGAGCGGCGTCGAATCCACGCTGCCATAGTACAGTCCGAACGGAATCTCATGCAGCGCCGCCATTTCGCCGCTGCGCATTTCATGGAGGATTTTGCCCGGTTGAGCATCCGCCGCAGGATCGGTGATCTTCGCTTGATGAGCGGCCAGGCGCTTCAGCACGCCGCGCGCGATGCTGGGATCAAGCCACAGCATCTGTAACGCGGTGATGAGCCCGTCGCGGCCGAACGTCGTCGAATACCAAGGAGTGCCGGCATATGGATATCGCCCTTCGGGCGTGTCGGTCATCAGCATATGCAGGTCGGCCATCGACCGACACAAGATTTCGTTGAAAATGTCGTTCGAAGTTTCGACGGTGGTCGCCCCCAGGATCGAGGCCTTCAACTCGCGGCGCGCCGCGCGTATGCCGCGGAAGAACGGCAAGGGTCGATGCTCGCTGACAGGGTTGCAATCAATGGCGAGAAAGATCGAGTGCGTCTGTCTCGGCAGAAGCTCGATGACGTATGATGCACTGTTTACGTCAAGCGCTGTTGGAAACGGCTCGAAGGCCAAGGTTGTGTTTCGCAGTTTTCCATCGAGTCCCTTGTATGAAAGCGCCACGCGATCAGCGGCGATCACGTTACGCACGATGACCCCGCGCTTGCGGCGCCGCAATCCACGCACCTCGAACAGGTCGGCGAAATCACTGTCGAAAGCTAATGACAAGCGGATGGCAAGGCGTCGATCACCGTAGTTGCGTAATGCCAATCTCTGGTAGGCGACGCCTCGCCACAGGAATGTCGTGCGTACGATATGCACGGTATCTCTGGGCAAGACGAGGCGCTCGTCGAAAAGCAGATCGGGATTTGTGAGGTCGACCGTGAAGACGGCGTTGTCGTCGCGGAGATTTGATCCGAGCAACAAGGGTTGCAGGTCATTCAATGATAGTTGCAGGCTCGAC